TCGTGCAGGCGGCGGCGGAGGTGGAGCTGGCGGCACGGGAGGTGGAGGTCAGTACAGTCAATCATCTCAGTCAGGTTATAATTATCTGAACATTCCTGGATTTACTAATTACTATTGGAGAAGATACCCTAGTCAGTCAACTGCTATTGTCTGGGCCAATAGCGTTGTATATAGCGCTTATACTAATTCGACATCTGTTTCAGGTACTGGCGGCACTTATCAAAGAGGCACCGCGCAGGAGAACAACGAAAATGGCACCTTTTATTCAGTTGCTAAAACTACAACCACAACGACAAATACAAATGGCGGTGCAGGTGGTGCAGGTGGTGTAGGGCAAGGCTTTGGTCAATCTGCTGCTAGTGGCTCTGGTGGTTCTGGTGGTGGCACAAATGCTGGCACAGGCGGCACTGGGGGTACTGGCGGGGCGTATGGGGCCGCTGGAAGCACAGGAAGCACAGGGGCTAATGGCAATCGCACTAATGGCTCCGCAGGTGCTAGTGGTGGTGCGGCTGGCAAGTATGCTCGGCAAACATCAGGAACTTTAACATTTACTAACAACGGAACAGTTCAAGGGAATGCGCCTTAACAAAGACTTTTAAGGAAATGATAAAATGACAGCTTATACAGTTACAGAAATAACCAATGGAACCGCTAAAATCACATTCTCTGATGGTTCATGGACATTTTTAGAGTTAAAGTCTGATTGGACTGAAGCGGATTTAGACCACATGGTTTACTCTATTACTCCAGCAAATCTAAAAACAACTGGCGAAGCGCCGTCATTTTTAAAAGTTGGTCAAACAAGAACGGCGGCAGAAAAAACTGTTGAAGAAGAAGGTTAAGGGTATGCTATGCCTCTTACAAAACTACAGTTTAAGCCGGGTATAAACAGGGAAATAACGTCTTACGCAAATGAAGGCGGTTGGTTTGACTGTGATAAAGTAAGGTTTTACTTAGGCTCACCAGAAAAAATAGGCGGCTGGGAAAAATATTCCTCTTCCTCTTATCAAGGCACAGCTAGGTCTTTGCACAATTGGAGTGCCCTTGACGGCTCTCAATTTCTTGGTGTTGGTACTCATCTTAAATATTATATAGAAGAGGGTGGTTCATACAATGATGTAACCCCCTTGAGAGAGACAACCTCTGCTGGAGATGTTACTTTTTCAGCAACAAATGCTTCTAGCATAATTACAGTGACTGATACAAATCATGGCGCTATAGTGGGAGATTTTGTAACTTTTTCTGGCGCAGTTAGCTTGGGCGGCAACATTGGCCCAGCAGTTCTTAATAAAGAACATCAAATTACATCTATTGTTGATGCTAACACTTACACAATAAATGTCAGCACGTTTGTCGCAAACTCTTCTGACACGGGCAACGGCGGCTCTAGTGTAGTTGGCGCATATCAAGTAAATACTGGACTAAACGTAGGCGTTGGCGGCCCTGGCTGGGGTGCAGGGTTGTTTGGTGGTGTTACAAACAACGCATTAACAACCACTTTGAACGGAAACATAAACGATTCTGTCACTACGCTCACGCTTACCAGCGCAAGCTCTTTTCCTTCATCTGGAACTGTTTTAATCGGTACGGAATTAATTAGTTATAGCGGCAAGTCTACTAATGATTTAACTGGGCTTACCCGTGGCACAAGTGGGACTACAGCAGCGGCTCATAACAGCGGCGATACTGTTAGGTTGGCTGTGGGGAACACGGACTCTGATGACGATTTTACAGGTTGGGGGATTGGTGCAGCGTCATCAGTTGCGCCACAATCTGAATTAAGAATATGGACTCACGATAATTTTGGTGAAGATTTACTTATAAATGTTCGTGACGGAGCCATTTACTACTGGGACAAAACAAACGGCTTGAGCACAAGAGCAGTTGAAATTAGCACTATTGCTGGTGCAAATAACGTGCCCATAGTTGCTAAACAGGTTTTAGTATCTGATAGAGACAGACATGTTTTGGCATTTGGGTGTAACCCACAAGGCTCTACGACACAGGACAACTTGTTAATTCGTTTCTCTGACCAAGAGTCTTTTACAGATTGGGAGGCGCGGTCAGACAACACCGCTGGTGATTTAAGGCTTGGTGCAGGCAGTACATTTGTTCGGGCGATTGAAACAAAAAGAGAAATACTTGTATGGACTGACCGTTCTTTGCATTCTATGCAATTTATTGGTGACCCTTTTACTTTTGGTATTGCGCAGCTTTCAGCGAATATATCAATAATATCTCAGAATGCAGTTGCTTCTACTGAAGATTTTGTAGTTTGGATGGGCTTTGATAATTTCTATATTTATGGCGGAAGAACAATGCAACTTCCATGTCCTGTAAAAGATAAGGTATTTCTCGATTTAAACTTTGAACAAAGAGAAAAAATAACAAGTGGCGTAAATGCAGAGTTTGGTGAAATTTGGTGGTTCTACCCGTCTGCAAGCGGTACTGGCGAAAACGATAGATATGTTGTTTATAATTATCTTGAAAAAAATTGGTATTATGGGAACTTAGGGCGCACCGCTTGGATTGGTCGCGGGACAAATCAATTCCCAATAGCAGCAGGTGAAGATGCTGATGGCGATAATTACTTGTATAATCATGAAGTTGGTTATGACGATGACGGCACAGCTATGACTGCTTTTATTGAGAGCAGTCAAATGGATATAGGCGATGGCGATAGCTTTTTGCTAACCCGCAGGCTTATACCAGATTTAAATTTTTTAGGCTCTACAACAGCAACTCCAGTGGTTGATTTTACTTTGCAAACCCGAACATATCCTGGTGCTAATTATAATCAAACCGACACGGGCAGCGTTACAAGAAGCGCAACAACGCCTGTTGAGCAATGGACAAATGAAGTTGACATGCGTTTACGCGGGCGGTCTTTTGCCTTGAAGGTGCAATCTTCTGGAATAGGCACTGCTTGGAAATTAGGCATTCCAAGAGTTGATTTACGGCCTGATGGGAGGCGTTAATGGCCTCTATAGATTCTCCGCCGCCAAGACTGCCGGAAGCGCCGGAACAGTATTCTCAAGATTACTTAATATCCCTTGTAAGGGCTTTAGAAGTTTTTATAAATCAAGAGAGAAATCCGGGTCAGGAGAGAGCTACTAAGATTACACTTACAGACTTACCCACCTCTGACAGTGGCTTAGAAGCTGGAGCATTGTATAGACACTCGAATAATGTTAAGATTTCCTTAATAGATTTAGCGGCGGTTGACGGTTTGTCCTCATCTTCTGCGCTCGGCAGCGTAACAGTGAGTATTTCGTAATGAAATTAAAAGACTTGATAAAAGCAGCGGCTCCTATAGCTATCGGTTCTTTAGCCCCTGGTCTTATGCCCGGAATGAACCCTATTTTAGCTAGGGGTTTGGCTTCTGGTGTTGGTAGCTTACTTATGGGGGGCAAGCCGAAGGACGCATTATTGGCTGGAGCGCTTGGCGCAGGTGTTGGCGCATTGTTCCCTGGTCAACAGGCAGGAGCCGAACAAATGTCCGGGTCAGGAACACAACTTCCAATTGGCTCTAGTGGCGAAGTAAGTGTTGACCAAATGGCTAAAAATGCCGTTGAAAATGTAGTAAAAGGTGGGGCTGGAACTGGTGCAGCGAATACAGTTGCGCCTGTAGCTGCTGACACAATGTCTGCAAAACTACTTGAAAGTCTTGGAGCTGATAAAGATAACTTTTTATTTAAAATACTTAATTCCCAATTAGGAGAAGGTGTAGCAGCTGGTCTTGTTGCTCAACTATTGGCTGGTGACGATGACGATGAGGTTGTAGGCGAGTTTGAGCGCCGTCCGTTTGGTGCAGGTGGCCCCGGGGGTAAGATTGGGGGGATAAAATACGCACAAGGCGGTGCAGTTCCTAGCTTAATGGCGCTTTCAGAGGCGAGCAAAAAAATGGCGGACAACATTAGTCAATTGACCACTGGTGCAACTGGTATGTCTGGTTCTCGTATGCCAACAATGGGCGCATTTGGTGGGCCTGAAGCTCGTTCAGCAATGATTAGCACTATGCCAACTCCTACTGTTATGGGCGGGGGTAGCGGCGCTATGACACAAGGCGGCGGCGCGTTTGAATC